AAGTACGACAGGATTTATGTCCGTATCGTCGAACTGTCTCACTGAAAGTGTGAAAGTTCCGTACTCGGAGGTTGGATCTGAGGATGCGGCAATGTCAGAGATGCTGACCTTGAAGGTCGTGTTTGCGTAGGCGCCGTCATCACGAGCAAGAACCTTGAAGAGGTTGTAGATCTTACCACCGAAGTTCTGTGATGTGATGTACGGACCAAAGGCAGTCTTGAACCTGTCCTCAAAGTTCTCGAAGTTCGGAGCGACAACAGTTCCGCTATTGAATGTGTTGCCCTTTGCAAGGAACGCTGTCTCAATGAGTCCGCTCGAAACGTTGTCGGTCTGGCCGCTTGTATCGAGGCTGGCTGCTGAAATTACGGCGACCCTTGGATAGAAGTCGTAAGATGCGTAAAGGAGGTGGCCAGCAGTCTCTGTCTTTGTTGCGTCTGTGTTGAAGACGTTTGCAAAGTAGTTTGGAGCTGTAGGATCAAAGCTTGCCGTGAGGACGTTCGGGTATGCGTCTGTAGACTTGTGACCCGAGAGGAAGAGAACGAATGTCTGAGCGCCACCTGCAACGTTGACCGTTCCTGTCGAGTGCCCAACAATCGAAGTCATGATTGATGAAGCTGAGAGGACGTTCCTGTGAGCAGCTATGTTCGAAGATGAAAGAGAAAGCTGGACGCCCTGTGGTGTGAACAGGACGCCTCTCATCACTGGAACTGCCTTGGCTGAAGTCTGAATTCCTGCTGAACTGAAGACCGTGGATCCTGCGCTCTCAGACATGAATGCATTCAGGAAGTAAGCACGACCGTCATTGATTCCGAAGGAGTAGGCGTTCGTTCCAAGGTCACCGGTTGACTGGACTTGCTGTGAGCCAACAACGAATCCAGAGTTGGTCACCTTGCCAGCGTTGACACCAGAATTTGCCCTCTTGTTTCCGTCACCGATTCCAAGAACCTTGACGAATGCTCCTGCCCTGGCATTTGAGAGCCATTGGGCCATTGCTAGAGGTCCAAACTTTTCTCCGTCACTCTCACCGAACCTGGTCACGAAGCTCTGGAACGATCCAACGACCACTGGCACGAATGCCGGACCCCGGAGTGAGGTCCCGATTACGCCTGCGGGTGTTCCGCTTGGGGAAGTTGTAGCCGGCGCGGAGAGGTCAATCTCACGCGTTGTTACGCCCGGGCTCTTGCTTACGGTTTCAGCCATTAGGTGTGCTCCATTACACGATTATCTATTACGGGAACTGAACGCCTGCGGGAGTTATCACGAAATCAATCGCAATGAACTCAACAGTCTTGGTCGGAACGATAACGATTCTACCGTTCATTCTATTCGCCTCGACATCAGCGTCAGTGTTGTTTGTTGAATCGCACACGACCCTGAACCTTTCGATTCCTGCCTGTGCCTGAATTAGTGAGAGTTGCGGTGAGACTCCGGCAACGAACCTTGACCTTGTCACTGAGTTGTTCTGTTCGAACAGCAGTGAGTTGGCGACAGAACTGACGACCCTCTTCACTTCGAGGAGGAGTCGACGGACGTTCACCCTATTGAGAGCTGTCGTTGCGAGCTGCAGTGTCTTCTGTCCGAAGATTACGAAACCACCCTGTGGGAATGTCGCGATCGGATTGATCCTGGAATCGTAAAGTGTGTCCCTGTCGGACTGATTCAGTCTCACAGAAACATTGTTGACGAAGTCCAGGGCAGCGCGGTTGAAACCAGCGGGTGCGAACCAGGGGTATGAGACCCTGTCGTTGTAGGAGATTGCTCCAATTGCGGCAATTGATGCAGGAACCTTCACTCGCCTGTTGAGACCCTCATCCTGGACGTAGACGTCTGGGAAGTAGGTTGCAACGTAGTTGTTATCGACCGAGAGTCCGATGAACGTCTCGGATGTGTTCCTGACGTTTGTGCGCACAGATGAGTCTATCCACAGTCGGTTTCCTGCATCGTCGTAGGATGGAATGTCCCTGACGAACATTGCCTTGGAGAAGTCCTTGACCTTGTCACCTGCGTATGTGGTCACCAAGGAGTCCCTGATTCCAGGAATTGCGAGGACATTGACGTTGGAGCTGAACTCGTCCGTCATGATGTCGGTTGCAGCCCTGTATGCAGCAATGACGTTGTTATCCTTGCCTGTTCCTGCAGCATTCACCTTGAGGCCGGTCTCGATTGTGCCGTTGGCCTTTCCAGAACCTATTGCATTCGTTGATGATTCGGTTGAAGCACCACGATCAGACATCAGCCTGTTCTCTCTGTCCAGTGTATTGAGGCCGTCAAAGCCTCCGTAGAAGACGGTCGTGAACTTGTTGAATGGTGAGAACCTGTTGAAGACAACCGAAGATGTTGCCACCAGGGTCGCCATTGTGACCCTTGAGCTTCCACCAAGGCTGATTGTGTAGTCAACACCGTTGGGAACACCATTCCTGATGTAGGCGGCTTCCTTCATGTGAACGTCAGCGGTTCCTGTGACGGTTGCAAGAGATGCATTAGCAAGAGCAACCCTTGCCATCGTGAACTTGTTGGCGTTGAAGACGTCAGCGCCGGAACCAGTCACAAGGTTTCCAAGCTTTGAGATTCCGTGGAACTTTGTGTAGTTCTTGACGAGATCATTGTCAAGGGTTCCTGCGTTCGAATTCAGGATTGCATTCTCCTGAGATCCGGTCTGTGGGACCCTCTTCGTCACAACTCCCCAGTAGAACCTTGAGTCTGCCCTTTCATTCACGCCTGGTGCTCCGATGTTCGGGTCAGACTGGCCCATCTCACCGCGTGTGACCTTGAACCTGAACGGAAGGGGTGGGATGATGGACCCTGTTATCGAGTTGTCGACAGAGGCTCCCATCGAGCCGGACAGCCTGACCGCTCCACCGAATGACATTCCAGCGAAGTTCAGCACCGCGCCGGTATCGGTCAGGGAATCTGATGTCTTGATGACAGGGATTCCCCTGAATCCGAATGGAAGTGCCGTTGCAGGAATCTGCCTGGTTTCGACTGCCTGGTTCATCACAACGCGGAAGTTTATGCTCCTGTTGGGGAACCTGCCGGAGACGATGAGGCGGCGCTCGTTCTTGTCATCAACGTCGAAGTTGTAGTAGACCTTCCTGTCACCGACCATCTTTGCGATGTAATTGTCAGCTGTGGGATCAAGAGTGCACCTTGCGTACTGCTCGATTATCTGTGGTGTGATGTCATCGTCACCGAACCTGCGAAGCACAACATCGAATGTGCCGTAGGGGCGAGAATCGTCTGTGCTGGCCTGCACATTTGCAATTGAGACCTTGAACTGTGCGTTGGAGTACTCACCGTCTGAGATGGTCTCGAAGTGGAAGAGGTCATATTCCTGTCCACCGAATGGCTGCGAGATGATTGCAGGAGTGCGAGGAGTCGTGTACCTCGTGTCAAACCTTCCAAAGGTGTCAATCCAAGTTGAGTTTCCAACAAGTGCAGACACCGTCTTGTCGCCGGAGGCTCCCACCTGGACCGGAGCAATCTCATCCTCGATAGGAAAGTCGAGGTACAGGAGGTGCTTCGTCGTAGCGAAGAGGTCAGGGTCTGTGTTGAGCACCCTTGCGATGTATGTGCTGTCAGACGGATTGAGAGATGCCGTGTAGATCCTGACGCCAGCATATCCGTCATCATTTGCGAAGGAGGTTCCTGCAGAAGATGAGATTGCGAGCTTGAACCTGTTGGCAAGTCCATTCGTGTTGTTCGGAAGGCCAAGGTAACCAGAATCAGTTGCAGTATTTGACCATGACTGGTCGAAACCAAGCGTCACAACCCTCGATCCTGAGGCCGGGAATATGACTGCCCTCACCAGGTTTATTGTTGTGGCGGATCCCTCGGCAATGCTGAAGCTTGGGTTGTCTGTGAAGATTGGGAAGCCAACCTCCTCACGTGGTCCACCCGACGCTGAAATGTAGTGCTTTGCTGCAATGAATGTGACGGCGCCGTCCTTCCTCGCAACAGTGTTTGCACTGTCAGCTGAAGTTACCTTGAAACCTGCGTTCTTCACAGTTCCGTTCGTCTGGGTCGTTGATATGTCCCCTGACGTCGAGTTTGCGCCTGCTCCAAGAACCCTCACGAATGTGAGGGCCTGCTTGTGACGAAGCGCCTCACGAACAGCGTATATTGCTGGACGTGATGGGTCGGTACCACCGAATCTGTTCTGGAAGCTGGTAAAGTTGGGCACCGTGACAGGCACGAATGCAGGTCCCTTCTCGGCCGTTCCGATGATTCCGACAGGAATCCCAGTTGGCTCCTGTGCACCAGCAACGAGCTCGATTTCCTGCTCAAAGAAGCCGGGCGATCTGAATGTCTGTTCGGCCATGCTAATTCTCCTTCACTCTTGGCTCTCTTCTGTAAATATCAACCACAACTTGGTGATTCTCACTCACCTGAAAAGCTTGTCAGGGTTTAAGGTCACGAGAACCTTTTCTCCCTTCCTTGGGTTGTGGGTTGTCACTCGAGCAAGAATCTTTTTCTTCTCACCCGTGACCGGATCAGTCACATACTCAATCTCTTGTGTCTGGGACCTGAAGTTATTGAGTGGCATATCACTTCTACTTATCGCTGATCCGGCCCTTCCATACCCTTGAATTGACTCATTTGTCGCCACAGCTGACGTTCCGATGGCCTGCACGGGTCCCTGCAAGTCATCTGTTTCAACCTGTGTGAGGATATGGTTATCTACATTGGTTGACATCACGTTTCCACTGTGTGTCTCTGGAGGGACTCCTGAGAGCGACACATCGAATGTTATTGTGGGAGCGGATGTGTAAGTTCGAACCCCGTTTGGACTTCCTGGGAATTCTGGTGTCACAAGGTATCCCGGTACCTCAACTGTCATGTTTGCCTTCACAAGCCTTTCGTTGTCTGTGAAGTCGGAGAGGTTGTTGTCCATTGAAACTTCCTCACCGAAGTATGCAACGAACCAGTAACCTTTCGTGGAAGCAACCTTCACAGAGCGGCCTGTGAATGGGAATGACCCAAGCACAGCTTCGATAATGTCGTTCAATTGTTGGACATATTGTGCCCATATGTTGATCTCATACTTCACAGTGAAGTACTTTGGACCAGGTATCACAAAGATCTCGTAGATACCCTTTTTCATCTGTGGGTCGAGGTTTCTTCCGCTCGCAAAGGAAAAATCATTCCTCGACTGAGGAGCAATGCCAGTATTCCTGAGACCGCTGGTTCCTTGCAGGGCCTGATAGAGAGGATCCTCAGAAGAAACCCTCTTCTTTATTACAACCTCAGGAGACCTATCGAGCATCACATTGCCCTTTGTGTTCTCAAGGGTGATTCCTGACCTCGTGATTGCGACCATTGGAAGGATGAGAGCACCATTCTTATCAACAAGTGGCCTCTTCTTTGCTGCGAGGGCGAATCTTTCACCTGATGCGAAAACAACAGGAACCCTTCTCATCTCACCAGCTTCTTTCGAGGCCGTGTAATAGAGTGGAAGCTCCTTGTTGAAGAAGTCAAAGAGAGCCCTGTCAACATCTTCAGGGCCGCAGGATGGTACCTGAAAGTCAGTTGGTGTCACACCTGCGTCATACCCCTGGGACACCCT